AATCTATCTTAGTCGCGGCCTGACGTTGTTCTTCTGTCATCCTGCCGGCCATCACGCCTAATGCTACGGGTTTACCTGTCTCTGCGCTGGTATTGGCTCTTAAATCAGCGTTAATGGTATCAATCTGAGTATTTACGTCTTTGAGATTAGTTTCCAAATCATTTACTCCAAGCAATTCTTTCTGTTGGGTTGCAATCGCATTCCTATCAATTGGAGTTGGTGCTGGTGTGGCCGGAGTTAAACTAGTCTTTAGTTCGTCTGCGGTAGGAATGTGAAGGTCTGGTATTGCTAGTTTATATTGGTCATTCTGATAGTTATCAAGTACACTTTGTAGGTTTCCTGAATTAACTGCGGGTGGGGGAGCGGTTGTAGAACCACCCGCTGCTGAATCACCAGCATTAAACCAGTGGTCAACACTTCCTGACGCCGGATTATAATACCATCCTCCATTACTCTTTTTAGCATCCGGCACTACTTCTGGATTTTTCCATGTAGCTTTAGTTCCTGTTTCTGTAAATGGCATATATTAATTATACCTTTATGCACCAAGCATTAAATAAGTGAGATCAAAAGAATAAAGAGTTGTTGTCATATTAGTTGCTCCGCTAATCATTCTTTGTAATTTAACATTATGACTTCCTGGAGATGTAACAAGTAGTATGCCAGATGCCGAAAATGTTTTACGAATAATATTTTCCTTTCTAACTGCAACTGCAGTTAATAAGTCTGAATCAATTAATATTTCGGAAGACATAGTAATTGAGTTATCCAAAATTACCTGGTATCTAGTCCTTCCTTCCATATCACCTGCTCCTGTTTGCCCTGATGCCGATTGAACCGATAAAAAAACAAGTAATCTAACATTTGTTTGTTTAGTTATAAAGTTTAGGGTTGACGATTCTTGATCCGTAAAAGATGTATTTGTAAAAGCAGTACCCGGTGTCCCATTAATATTTCCGTACTTATAAACATTGGCTCCAACTATACCAGATCCACTTAAAATTAAATCACCATCAATATTTTTCAGAGCCATCGTACCGAGCATATCTACACTAAATGGAGCATTTGTAAATTTGTTGGCTCCTAACCATATACCTGACTGATCTGCCTTAAAAGATACATCTCCCTTACCTATTTGTATTGATGCAACATTAGGTGATGTTGTTTGTCCTACATCACCTAATGAAGGTAAATTAACATCTTTGACATCACTAAAAGGATTGAGTGTTGTCATCATTTTAATGATACAAAACCACTTTCAATGTTTGGATCATCGTTTGATGAAGTAGTGAAAGTGGCCTTAACTGATAAAGAACTACATTCAATAGTGTCGTCACACGATACGGTATTTCTCATAGAATCAACGTCAGTATCAGAGTCAACGTAACCTTCATAATTCTTGTCGACTGCAAACTGAATAGAACATCCACTTGGCATCTGGTAATAATTTAGGTTAATTAAATCCATAGTAGACAACATTTCTCGATTTAATGACATGACTCTAGTCTCAAAATAAGCACCATTTAATTTGTTGGAATAATCTAGTTTATCTACCCCATAAGTAGTTCCATTCTTCCAAGCCACATAAACATTGAATCCAGACACCGCCAATGCCCCTATTTCAATCGAACTAGTAACAAAGGCACTTCCAGACCTTTCAGAAATGGGATAAGGGAAATCCATTATAAAGGGATATTTAACATCATGTCTGGCAATTCGGTATACCCCTAAATCACAAGGGTTTCCTGTTCCATTACTCATTCCAAATAACATTTGACCGTTTAGATTACCTACTGATGAAGGATGAATATACCCGTAGGCCGTAGGGGAGTACTCACCGGGAATTGTTTTATACAAACTCATGACTGATCCATCATAAGAATAGATGTTACCGGCCAATCCTGCCTGTACTAACACAAAGTTGTCTGATGGTAGGAAAGCGTTGATGCCAGTTTCTGGAATAACATCACTAGTGGTAAAAGAAACACTATAAGTATTCCATCTTATTAATTCTGTTTGAGTAATATTGTTTGATACCCAAGTACCTACTAATAAATCAGTAGTGATACTCCCCAAAGATTTAATTCTGAGAGGAGTAGCTATGTCTAGGGCATCAGCAGTAAAGGTTCCGGCATCTACCTGGGCCACATAATTTCCATCACCTATATAAAGTACTTGATTTAGTTCCAACATTGGATGAAACAAGGAGTCAGTAATACTGAACAATTTCCAGTTAGGTTCAACATAAACACCTGCATCCATAAACACATCACCACCCAAAGATACTCTATGAAGATAACTTTGAGTAGCCCAATAAAGATAACCTTGATACATTATTGCTCCTAAACAACCAGCACCACCGGAAGTTGGAACGGTAGTATAGATTAAAGTAAATGTATCTGTTGTTGGGTCTTGCTGCCAAATTTTACCAGTAGTAGAAGAAAACCAATAAATATAATTTCCATATGTTGCGACTATCCTTTCCTTACAAAACTCTGTCACTGTCGTTCCCGATATCTTTGTCATCTTCTGAGCCACTTTAAGTAACCCAGGAGTAGTGTGCATATCTAATCCTACCAATTTATAGAATGAATTGGCTACACCGGACCACCGACTATCTGAAAGTCCCCCTTGATTAAAATTGCCTATTTGGATTGGTGTACTCATATTGATTGAAGGAATTTAAGAATATTTATAATTCGGATGAAGCTGTGAATTGAAACCATACATTATCTGATGGTGTCCCTGTATTGCCAGTGCTGAATCCATTACTACTAGTGCTTCGTGTTGCTATAGTAGCATTACTATCAGTTGCAGATGGAACAGTGGAAAATTCATCTAATGTTCCATCGTTTGCATATAAAACCACTGTTGCAATACTTCTCTTGGTCACCTTGTAAGGAATATAAGTATAGATATTTGCCGCTCCAGTGACCCCAATTCCCCCTCCCACACATCCCACAGCAGTAGACGTTGCTGGAGCAACCGAGTATTCATACGATTTCTCGTAATACCTTTGACACGCTCTTAACTCTTCTTCAAAACTCTTTGGCATAAAGGGTAGAGCTACATCACCAGCACAGAGTTGGACTTGGGATATATCTGTTGTTCCACTACCACCATAAGTTTCAGCGGTAACACTTGCCTGAACATAAGTATTTCCGATAGTTGTCCCCCACATAAACCAAGTATTTAGCATTAAGAAATCATCATTGTTTGTACCAAATGTCTTTCCTACCAATGTGTTTGTGGTAAACGCAACGGTGTATTTAACCCAGCTTGAAGTTAGTGTTATGGACGTGCCGGTAATTATCTCAAAGCCTGATGGACTTCCACCTGTTCCATAATGCTGCCAAAGTGTCGGACATATCCGTTTGTTGGCAATACTAGAACGTGCATAAAATGACACAGTCACTTTTTTGTTTAAACCACATAATTTTGAAGTTCCGTGTTCAATCTTTTGAAAATACTGATGTCCAGAACTTACCCCAAGCGATGTTCCTGCTCCATTTGTGACTAGACGAGAAAAGTAGTAAGAACCAGGTACATCTCCCGGAGTGTGAAGTTGTCTACTTCTGATTAATGTTGGAAGTGTTCCCCCATTCTTATCGGTATAGTCACAAAATCTATCAGTTTGATAAGTCTCCGTTACGTCTGAAATAGCTACACTCGTTCCTCTCTGCCACACATCAAAGTTCCCATTGATTAAGGCTTGACGGTATAGGGAGTTGTATCCATTGTTCAACCATAAATCTGCTATATTATCTCCAGTATTAGAACCACTTAGAGTAGTTATACCTAATACTGCTTTTATCTTGGTTGCCGTTAGAATTAGAGATTCAAAAAAATCTGATAAAACTTGTAGAGTGGTTTTCTTAGAAGTACCGGTAGCTGAGTCTGTTGTATCTGAGACATCAACTGAATGTACTAAATCACCTTCCGCCGGCGCAGTTTGGTTAGTCAAATCTACTATTTTTTTATCTGTTGCCATTATGGTTTGGCTACACTACTCCAATTAGAAGTAGGTTTAACCCCTTTTGAATAAGTATCAGTTTGTTTTTCATTAATAATTATCTTTGATCCGTCCTGAAACAAGGCATAACCACCATCCTGTAACACTAAAAATCCATTTAAAAATTTTGTTGCCTGTTTCCATGCCGAAGTTAGTTTACTTAATTTTGTCCAAGTCATTAGTATTGGGACCCGTCGTTATAGGGTATTGAACCTTTAACTTCTCTATCTTCGTTTTGTGGTTTAAGTGAGTTTATTGCTTCCAATTTATCCGTTTTATATGTTAACTCTCTTTCAACTAAAGGTATTGGTTTCTCCCGACTACTTTTAAAATCAATAATAATCCCCCTGGCTAGAATCTCATGTAATTCCCTGGGAATGCCATGTGTCGTATTAGATGGATCAACCGCCATGTCTACCTGAGAAGTTAAATCCACGATGGTAGAAGGCCATGTATTGACCCAAATTCTTAGTCCATCAGTTACATTCGTAATAGTTCCGGAATAAATAGTAATTGCATTTCGAGCAAGACTAAATTTGGCTTGACAATCACCATTACCATAATATTGAGTTATTGTAGATTCGTTAAGGACCGTATATCTATTACTATTTAAATCTACTTCGGTCAGTTTGATATAGTTAATACCATCAAGTTTGGCTTCTACTCGTTTAAACGAAGAAACCATATCAACAGGTAAAGCATATTCACGTTGATTCGCTACTAGGTTGTCAAACTCCGGAGTCAATAAAATATTCTCATCAACCGTCACTATATTCTTAGCCAATTCATCCAATCTCATCTCTGCCAACGCAATAATATCAGCATCGGGAAAAGTTACTGAGTTTGTTCTTGTCTTAAATCTAACGTATGTTGCTAATTTAGCAGGAGTCATACTTAATTATACAGTCTTTTTATGCTGCTACTACATTTCCATCTTCGGATAGAGGTCTCCAAAATAGATAATATACAATTTTACCGGCGGTAATATTAGCAATACCAACTGTTTGAACTATGTTTGCACCATTTATGTAAAATTCTGAACTGTTGGTTCCATAAATATCGGCATTATAAGGTGCAACAATACTTAACAATGGTTCACCAAATACCATCCCTGATAATAAACCTGTAGCAGTAAATGGAGCGCTATTACTATCACCCATCAAAAAAGCGGTGTTGTTAGTTGTACCAACTACTAAAGTGGCGGTATCTCCTTCCAAACTGGTTTTAACCATTCCAACCATTTTAATCATTACATCCCCTGTAACTGTAAATAGGGTTGCCGGATTACCAGTACCATTAAAATCCCCCACATCATTAGTAGTTCCACCATCAAAAGTAACAGTCTTACTAACTAAAAAGGGTAATGGACCATTTATCTGCCTACCGTTTGCATCTAAACCTATTGTTGCCATATAAACTTAATTTAATAACTTTTAATTAAAACTTACCTTATCCCCCTACCGAAGTAGGGAGATATCAAAGCACTAATTATGCAGCTTGTACTTTCGCACCATCAGATAATGGTTTCCAAAAACAATAGTAGGTAATAGCACCAGCGGTGATATTAGCAGTAGCAACTGTTTGAATAACATTGAGACCACCACCAATAACATGATATTGAGCAGTATTAGCAACAGCTAAAGTCGGGGTAGCAGCAAACCAACCTTCATTAATATCAATGTCAGTAGCGGTTGTTTGCGCAATTAAAGCAGCAGTAGCACCAGTAACGCCAACCTCCAAAGTAGCTGAACCACCAGCTAGATCAGTTTTACAAACAGCGACTATATATGCGAGTACATCGCCATCTACATTAAATAATGTATAAGGATTACCCGTACCATCATAATCACCCATATTGTTTGCAGTACCACCGGCAAAGGTAACAGACTTACTTTCGACATAAGAATTATTACCAGCAAGATCTCTTAATACTGATTCTAGTCCTTTGTCACTTGTAACAGATGAATTTATTTCCATATTTTTTATTAACCAATAATACCTTCTCCATAAGAACGGATTAACATTTGTTTTCTATCTTCAGCCAATTCTTTAGTTTCAAAAGAAAACTCAGTACCCTCAAACAGTTTTCCATTGATATTAAAAGACACAGGTTGTGTAGTCACAAATTTAAATTCTTCTTTTTTATCAACCACTTCCTTCTCAGATTCAGTTGGTAATGCTCCACGAGTAATTTCTTCTGTCTCCGGTTGTAATTCCACTTTATTTGTTTCGTCCATATTTTTTAAAAATAATAATTAACCTAAAGCAATCCAACTAAGTTGTTCATTGGCAATGTTTACATCAGTATTAATACCAACAGTAAACCCACGATCACCAACAGTAATACCAGTCGTACCAACTACCGAAGCCGTACCATCAGTAATTGTCTGGAAAGAAGTTGCTGCGGTCATACCTTCGAACCACTCCATTGAAGCTAATCCGGTTGCACCAAGATTAACTACCCGAACATATCTGGGTTTAAAGCCAGTAGTAATAGTAAAAGCAGCAGCAGTGCCAGTATCGAGATAACGTCCGACTGCCATATTGCAAACTGAACCGGGAACATTTGATTGTGTGCTTGTTATAGCCATAATTTTGTTTTAAATTTATATTTCCCTCCGGCTTTCACCGGAGGGTTTAATTAACTACTAGGCAGATACTCCGTTGTGGATAACAACTAAATTGTTTTGATTGAGAATCTTAGCAACGTAAGACGCTTTCCAACCGGAAGTTGCTCTCTGGTCCAAAGGATCAGCCGTACCGGCAGAACCAAGAGGTTTAACAATATTCTTTAAAGCAGCGGTTGAGATTCTGGTTTGAGCCACAGCGTTCTGTCCTAAAATAATGGTGTAATGAACATCAACTCCACCAGCACCAAGACCCGTAGCAACATAAGCATTAGTAGACATCACAAATCTGACATTTCCCAAGGCACCAATCTCGTCTGGCATGACATTGGATTTATTCGGATACTTCTCAACTGGAATCCAGCCGGTAGCATCATCAAGGTCGAAGGCTGAATCTTCAGAAACTATACCAACATAAGAATTGCCAACTGGGACAGTGTTGTAACCAGTTGAAGGATCAATCATTTTGGTGATTACCTTAGCATTATTACCACGAAGAGTTCGGACTGCCTGTTTAACTTCATCTCTAGTAAGTTTCATCGCGGCGGTTACTGTTCCATCAGAAACTGCGGTAGAAGCATATTGGATGGTCGTGCCAGCTGCCATAATGTCTCTAAGCATAGTATCAAGAGAAAGACCCGCTTGTTCACCAAGGATGTCTGCGGTTTCAGTTAAGATAGGGTCATAAGTTTCAAGGATGAGTACATCGGTCAAAGTAACATAGTCACCGTAATACTTAACGGTCGCAGTCACATCAGTCACACT